CTCATCCTTATGGAGCTTCTATTGATATTAATCCTTCGAAGAATCCATATGGGAAGGCACTTGTAACCGATATGCCCTCAAATATTAGTCAAATCGCAGCAAAGCATGGACTTGGGTGGGGAGGTAATTTTAATAGTATGAAAGACGCCATGCATTTTTCTGCTATGAGACGTGAAGGCGGCAATCGTGATTGGAATATATTTGCTTTAAATGGGTCTGCATTTATAAAACAAGCTTTTGACGGTGGTTACATTGATAAAACCCAAATGGTTCTAACTCACCCCGGAGAATATGTTGTTGATGCGGATTCTGTAAGATTGTTTGGGGTTCAATTTTATGATATTATCAATGAAACTGAAACTGTATTCCAGAGAAAAAGGGCATCTGAGAATCTAATATCTATCTTAAGTCAATATACTGAAGATGGTTTTCCTGAGACTGAAGACGATTATACATATTATGCACCGGAAAGTTCTATTGCGGTCTCTCCAGAAATTGTACCTGTAGAAGATGATTTTAGCGTGGCTGGGGGTAGTGGATTTGACCCATCAAAAGATTCTCTTTATATGTAGTAAATAGTAGTATCAAAGTAAAAAGATATGGCAAATGCTCCTATTACTTCAGCACAATCTAGAGATTATAATATTTCGCAGTGCTTAATAGTATCTAATGATGAGAAAAATAAAAAGGATATATCGACACTTATTACTGACCTTTATTATTATGAAAGTATTTTAAGTCCAAATATAAAGGTAGATTTAATATATGTAGAAACTGGTAAGAGTGTAGAGTCTGGTGGGTCTCTTAAAACTTTAGTTGAAGGTATGCCTTTAGTTGGAACAGAAAAAACTCAACTTAAGATTTCAGATCCAAATGATGCTCAAATTAAAGTTGATCTGTATGTTGATAATATAAAACCACTTAAACAAGATACGCAAAAAACTGTAGTTTCTTTAAATTTGGTTTCTAAAGAATCTGTAATGAATTATAAAACTGTTTTGAATTCTAGATTTGACGGCAAAATATCTGACCATATAACAAAAATATTGACAGATTCTTCTTATTTGTCTACAAAAAAGAAATTAGATATTGAAGAGACTGAAAATAATTATAATTTCATTGGTAATAATCGTAGACCTTTTTATGCTTTATTATGGCTTGCAAAGAAATCAATACCAAAAATTTCAAAATCCAAGGGAAATAGTGCAGGATTTTTCTTTTTTGAAACTTCTGATGGATTTAAGTTTAAATCTATAGAGGGTTTGCTATCTGAAAATGATCCTAGTGGTGGTAAAAAAGAATATAAAAAATTAATTAACAATCAAACCCCAGATAGTAGAGGAACGAATATACCAGAGGGGTACGATGGAAAAATATTAGAGCATAACGTAGATACAGCTACTGGAAATGTTCAGTCTAAATTGGAAATAGGAACATACTCTACAAGAACGATATTATTTGATCCATTTAATTGTTATTATGAAGTTATAACACCAAATGCTAGTTCTGGACAGGGAAGTCTTGGTGATGAAAAGAACTTACAGAAAGCTGGTAAAAATTTACCAAAGTATAATAAGGAGTTTAATAAGACGGAATCAAACAAAGACTTTTCTAGAACTCAGTATATGTTAATTGATAAAGGTTCTCTTCCCACTGGTAATACTAATCAACAAATTGAGAAATCTAAAGACCAGAATTTTGATCCGAAAAATGTTTTGAATCAATCTGTAATGAGATATAATCAATTTTTCTCAACAAAAGTTACGATTACAATTACTGGAGATTTTAGTTTACATGCTGGGGATTTAATTTTTATTGAATCTCCAGAACTATCTGATAAAGATAACCAGGAAGTTAATAAGCAATTTGGGGGATTTTATGTTATTGCAGATTTATGTCATTACATTAGTTTGTTAAACGGCGGATATACTAAATTGACTTTAGTTAGAGATTCGGTTGGTAGAAAGGGTCCAGAATATAATGCAATTTAAACTTGTTAAATAGTAATAATTAGTTTGTAGACTAACTCTATGGAAAACATAGAAAAACATATTGAATACGATAAGAAAATTCTTGATGATCCTTTGATTTCTGCCCAGTCAAGAAGACACACTGAAGAAGAACTTCGTTCTCTTGAAAGATGGGCTGATAGTCATCCAGATGATACTCGTGATCCTAGTTCTTTAGAACTCTTCTGTAACGATAATCCAGACGCTTTAGAATGTAGGATATATGAAGACTGATGACTGAAGGAAGTTTATTTAATCCGGGTTTTCTTGGTGCTACTTTTAGTTGGTGGATTGGGCAAATCGTCAGCGATTCTACCTGGCGTGATAATATGCTGCCTGGTAAGTTTGAAAGTAAAGACCAAGTTCCCGGGTGGGGTCGTAGGTATAAAGTAAGAATCATAGGTCTTCATGACCAGGGAGAAACTGAAATTCCTTCTGACCAGTTACCTTGGGCACAGGTAATGTATCCTGTAACTGGTGGCGGGGGACAGGCAAATTCTGGAGCTACTGCAAATCTAAGACAAGGAATGTTTGTCTTTGGATTTTTTCTTGATGGGCAGGAGCAACAAGTTCCTGTTATTATGGGAGTTCTTGGTAATAATGTGCAGACAGAACTTGCAACTAGGATTGGTGATAGTCGTGTAACTAATACTCAACCCGGAAGTCTTGCAACAAGTGGATATGCAACTCCATCTGATGGAAATAAAGACCCAAATACCAAAGTTCCTGACGAAGGGCTTGTAATTAATAAGCCAAAGAAAGCAGAACAATCTGAAGAATGTGCTTCTCCTCCGCCAGGAGTTTCTGTAAATCAATTTGGATTGAGGTCAGATAAACCTTTATCATCAGCTCAGTTTAGAGACCAGCAAAGTGCTATTGCTGAAGCTGAAGCAAGGGGATTAACTGGAGATGACAGGTCTAATTTTATCCAAAAAGCTGTTGCTGACGGAATCACTGCGAGGTGTAAAGAAGCAAATTCACCAACTTCTCCTTCCCAACCAGGGGCAACAAAGGAAAACGTAGATGCAGTTCATGAGCAATCTAAAGCAGATGTTGTTAGGGATGAATATTATAATAGAAAAACTGTATTAATGTCTCCCTGCGACATTGTTAATTCTGCATTAAAAGCTATACAGGTTGAATTAGAAAATCTTACGAAAGATATTGATAAGGTATTAAATGCTGCTCAAAGTTATGTTGATGCAGTTTCTAATTTATTGGGTAGTATTCAATCTTTGATTTCAGATTTTGCGTGTAAAATTGCAAAATATATGAAGATTCTCTTTGATAAAATTATGGAATATGTTATGAAGGAAATTAATAAAAAGTTATCTCCTACAGTGCAATTACTTCCCCCTAATATGAGAAATAGATATTATGATATTAAAGCAACAATTACTGAATTGATTACTTGTTTATATAATAAGATAACAAATAATCTTTGTCCTTTGATTGAAGGGATATTAGATGGACAAATTCAAAGGCAACTTCCCCCAGCAGGATTAAATCCAAAAACCCCAGTAACTCAAATTTGCTCTGTGGAAAAACTTGCTGGAGATTTGATTGCATTGAATATGAATGAAATGACAACAGGAATCGATTCAATTTTAAATAATGTTAATGATTTTCTAAATGACATTCAGAATGAGTTGGGAGTTGTGTCTGGTTTGTTAGGGCAATCGAAAGATTTAATTGGAGGAGTTAGTGGTAGTATTACTTCTGCCTTAAGTTTTGAAAATATAAAATTAAATATTTTTGGATGTGACTTGAAGCCTAATTGTGCGGCATCAGACTACTATAATATTTCTAATGGAAGTGGTGCTGCAGAGGAACCACAGCAACCAAGACCTGCAGAAGTTGATAAGGCATCTCAGGGTTCTCCTGTTCCCCCACAAACAACTGAAAAGCCCTTTGCACAACCAAGTCAAAATGAACCACCATTAGGATCTCCTGGTACTAGTATAGGTGGGATAAACTTTTGATTAAAATAAGATAAATATCAATAATAAAACGCGGGGATATGGGATTTAATTTATTTGCTTCACCCACTCAAGATGATATACGGGTTGGTTACATTGATCCCACTCTTGGTTATGTTAATGATGTCACTATATGTGAAGCAAATGACTATGCAAAAAATAATCCAGGAACTACTTTTATTTTTAGGGATGGAAATAATAGTATATTATATCTGAATATAAATGAAGTAAATCAACTGTCTGCAAACAATTTAGTTTCTACTGCAAATACTTGTGGAGGAATTCAGGACTACAAAGAGTGTGGTCCGCCAAGAATTCAGTTTTTTGGTGGTGGAGGAATTGGTGCCGCAGGAAATCCTGTTATAGGTAGAGATGGTTCTCTTCTTGCTGTTGATGTTGTAAGGGGTGGTCATGGATATCAATATCCACCTATTGTTGCGGCAAAGGATGATTGTCAGTTTGGCAATGGTGCAGTTTTAACTGCTATACTTGGAGAAACCGCAGATGAAACTGAAGTTTATGAAGGAGAAGAGGATTTTGAAGAGTATGAAATCTGCGAGGATACTGATGTTGGATATGGTATTAGGTATGGTTTAAATGGAGAAGTTCTTGGTCCTTGGGAACCAAACTTTTATACTAAGATAGGTGCTGATCCTATTCAAAGAGAAATAGAGATATTTCAAAGTGCATTAAAAAAACCTTTTTGGACTACACGGGAAAATCAACCAGACAGAATTATGGTGTCTGGGGAGGAATATGCAACTCAAGAAACAGTAAATGTTACTTTTCCTGAGTGGGGTGAATTTTTAAATCAATATGGTGTCTCCCCAGTTAAACCTTCAGACAAGAAGGGAAGTGATGAAGCTGCTAAAGTATTCACAATGGAGTGGGAGCATAATTTCCCTATTAGTGGTGAGTATATTTTTAGAGGTTCTTGTGATAATGAATCTCAAGTTTATATTGATAATGTTTTTGTTGGAAATTTAGTTGGGTTCAAAGAAAATCCAGTACCACTGCAAAAAACTATTCAGGAAGGAAATCATATTATTAGAATTGATTTAGCAAATACTCCTTTTGTAAAAAGTGAAACTGTAACTAGTACTGTCGATGTTGATTTTACTATTACTGGGCTTGGAAGAAATACAGATCAGATGAGAATCTCTTTTGTTAGTGGTGGTAAGACTTTTACTCTAAAAGGAAATAAAAACAGTGGAGGTAGAAGAACAGAAACT